TAGTGGTAGGTTGAAAGAAGTTTGGAAAAAGAATGTACTTTCAATAGGATTATCATCTTCCTTCTTAGAACCATTAGAAGCAACATCAATACATTCATCTATTATTCAGTTAGTACAACTAACACAACATTACTTATCACCTTACAAAGAGGATATGATGAGAGAATCAAACATCAAAGCAAATAATGAACACTTTAATATGATGTTAGATGAATTTAGAGGTTTGATTCAAATGCACTATATTACAAAAAGAGATGATACTCCATTTTGGAAATATGTACATAATGATTTAAAGAGAGACCCATTAGTTGAAAGAATTTTAGAGATATGTGAATATAGAGTTCCAAATGCAAATGATTTTCCATATTACAATGGAGCTGCTAGTTGGGGTGTATTCAATTGGATATTGGCTGGCAACGATTTAATTAGTAAAGAGGTATTAGATAAATCTCTGAATACTCATAATTTTGAAAAATCATCTGAACAAGTTTATAAACATATGGTAAAACAATACACCTTTGATAGTAAACAACACTTCCCACATACTCAATTTATCGGATGGGTAAAAGATTTTTCAAAAAACTCAAAATAAATTTGGTAATCTCAAAATAATTCCTTATATTTGTATTAACAAATGGGGAAAAAAACTTTTTTAAATAAAATTCAAAAAACATTTGGAATTGTTAAAAACTTTTCGTATATTTGTATAGATAAATGGAGATAGACCCTCTTAAAATCGGGTTTTTTGATATTTATATATGGTGTAGGATAGACACCTAAATAAAACCAATAAATAAATAAAACTTTAAAATTTAAAAATTATGGCACTTGATTTAAATGCAATCAGAGGTAGACTGAACAAACTACAAAACACTTCAAATCGTAAAGATAATTTGTGGAAACCAACACCTGGTAAACACCAAGTAAGAATCGTTCCTTACAAATTTTCTCCTGAAAATCCTTTCATTGAGTTATTCTTTCACTACAACATCAACAACAAAACGTATTTGTCTCCTTCTTCTTTTGGAAGACCAGACCCTATCGTTGAGTTTGCTGATAAGTTAAAGAGAATGGGTGATAAAGAAGATTGGAAAGCAGCTAAGAAGATGGAACCGAAATTAAGAACTTTTGTACCTGTAATCGTAAAAGGTGAGGAATCAGAAGGTGTAAGATTTTGGGGATTCGGAAAAACTGTTTACCAAGAATTGTTAGGATATATCGCAGACCCTGATTATGGTGATATTACAGATGTTGACAATGGTAGAGATATTACTATTGAGTATACATCTGCAGATGATGCAGGAACTTCATATCCTGTAACTACTGTTCGTGTAAAACCAAATCAGACTCCATTGTCTGCAGATGAAACTGCTAAACAAAACTTTGTAGAAAGTCAAACTAATATTACTGACATATATTCTGAATTAACTTATGATGAATTAAAATCAGTATTAGAAGGATGGTTAAATCCTACATCAGATGAAGGTGAAGGTAGTGTGAGTCAACAAACTCTATCAACCCCATCTACACCTAAAACTGAAACTGCTACTGCAACAGTACCAACATCTCAACCAACGGTTGAAGATAAGAAAAAATTGGATGATGTTGCATCTGCATTTGATGACTTGTTTAACGGATAATATATAATAAATGGCAAAAAAAGAAATTGATTTAGCATCAGTCCTAGCGTCTGAACTAAATAAAACAAACAAAGACCAGAAGGTTGCATTCTTCTTAGGAGAGGATGATGCACCCACGAATGTGGATGGATGGATATCAACTGGATGTGCAATGTTAGATGTTGCAATTTCAAATCGCCCTTATGGTGGACTTCCTGTTGGAAGAATTACCGAAGTTACTGGTTTAGAACAAAGTGGAAAATCATTAGTATCTGCTCACCTCCTTGCTGAAACACAAAAGCAAGGTGGTGTTGCAGTTCTTATTGACACAGAAACTGCAGTAAGTAGAGAATTTTTAGAAGCAATTGGTGTAGATGTAGGAAAACTACTTTATGTATCTGCAGATTCTGTTGAACAAATTTTTGAATTTACTGAAACAATCATTGAAAAGGTTCGAGAAACCTCAAATGATAAATTAGTAACAATAGTAGTAGATTCAGTAGCTGCAGCATCAACAACAAACGAGTTGGCATCTGACTATAAGAAAGATGGATATGCTACTGATAAAGCTATTATTATCTCGAAGGCGATGAGAAAGATTACCAATATGATTGGTAGACAAAAAGTAACCTTAGTATTCACTAATCAATTAAGACAAAAGATGAATGCTATGTTTGGTGACCCTTGGACTACAAGTGGTGGTAAGGCCCTTGCGTTTCACGCATCGGTTAGACTTCGTTTGAAGAATATGGGACAAATCAAACAAAAGGTAAATGGTAAAGATAAAACCATTGGTATGAAGGTAAGATGTCAGGTTATTAAAAACCGAATGGGCCCACCTTTAAGAGCAGCAGATTTTGAAATATTTTTTGACAGAGGAATCGATAATTATGGTTCTTGGTTAAATGTAATGAAAGAATATAAGTTGTTAAAACAGGCAGGTGCATGGTATACTTACATTGATACGGATACTGGAGAAGAAATTAAATTCCAATCTAAGGACTTTATAGATTTAATGGAAGATAGAGATGAAATAAAAGACCAAATTTATAAAAAGATTTGTGATGAAACTATCTTACAATATAAATCAGACTCAAAAGATATCGAGGCACACAAACTAGATACTGCAGGTGCAGAAATAGTTGATTAAATTAAATAAAAAGTTATGAGCAAATTAAAAGAAATGTTAAAGACATCTGCTTCGGCGGATAAGGCAAAAGCCCTTCTTACATTGGAGTTGTTAGAGAAACATCCCGCAGGAATCGGAGACCATTCAACCAAAGATTTCTATGAGAATGCAGAATCGGCACTTCAAATGTTAGTTGATGCAGATGATAGATTAGAGACAATTGAAAAGTATTTCGGTGAATCTAATAATATTAACTACACAACTACAACTACATAATGAAAGGACTCTATAAAAATATTCTAAACGAGGTTGAATCTGAAAGAGAATCAAATCAATCTCGTGAAAGAAACAGTAGAGTCATGATAATAGATGGACTAAACACTTTCATCAGGTCATGGACAGTTAATCCTACAATGAATGAGGATGGTGACCATACTGGTGGAGTTGTTGGTTCTCTAAAATCTATTGGATATCAAATTAGAGAATTCAATCCAACTAGATGTATTGTGACATTTGATGGAAAGGGTGGTTCTAAATCTCGTAAAAAGGTATATGAAGGTTATAAGGCAGGGAGAGAGAATCGTAAGTTTAGAGTCAACCGACAATATATGGAGTTCTTGGATGAAGAAGAAGAGCAACTATCCATGAGACAACAATTCGTTTGGTTAAATGATGTGTTAGATTACTTACCTGTACAGACAATGATTTACGATGGTATCGAGGCTGATGATACTATTGCATATCTAACTAAACATACTCAACAAGATTTAGATGGTGAAGTTGTAATAGTTTCAACAGATAAAGATTTTCTTCAATTAGTTTCAGATAAAGTTAGTGTGTTTTCGCCCACTAAAAAGAAAATGTATACTAGACAAGTTGTATTTGATGAGTTCGGTATATGGCCAGAAAATCTTCTATTATATAGAACATTAGATGGTGATAAATCAGATAACATACCAGGTATTCGAGGATGTGGTGTTAAAACCCTTTTAAAGAGGTTTCCTGAACTTTCTGAGGATAGACTGATAACTCATGAAGAGTTCTTTAAAATGTGCGAGGAGAAACAAGGTAAAATCAAATTATATGATGATATCTTAAAAGCAAAAGACCAACTTCTTATGAATAAGAGGTTAATGGAACTGGATGAACCTCATATCCCAACTAATCAAAAGTTAAAAATTTTAGAAAGATTTAATGTAGATGATATCCAATTTAATAAATTAGATTTTCTAAAAGTAGGACAAAAATACAAGATTCTTCAAAATTGGAGAGACATTAATGATTGGTTACATTCAACTTTTCATAATATTATTACAAAATAAATTTTTTTAATCCAAATATTTTTCGTATATTTGGAATCAAATAGGTTATAAATGCAAAACATAGATACACTTTCTAAATACGGACAATCTTTTCAAACCAAAGTAATATCAACTTTGATTGCAGATTCTCGTATATTAGATACCCTTAGTGAAATTATACATCCTAAATTTTTTGAGGCAGAATCTAATAAGTGGATTGTTGACGAAATAATCAACTACTATTATGAATTTAAGAAACCTCCAACTTTAGATGTATTCAAATCAGAGATATCTAAATTAGATGATAGGGGTTTTCAAAAGAATGTAATAGAACAACTAAAATCAGTTTTTACCAAAGTTGGTGATTCTGACTTAGATTATGTAAAGAAAGAGTTTTCTTCATTTTGTATTAA